CAGAAGCTAGTCGCGAAGGCGCGCGCCTCCTTGGTGCGGGCGGCGCCAAAGGCGGCCGAGAGATTGGTCGAGCAGGCCCAGGCCGATATGAGCGCCTTCTGGCAGACGGTCGAAGTGTGGACAGAGGACGCGCTCCCGAGTCAGGAGATCCTTGACGAGCGCACTATCGAGGACTCGGACGGCAAACCGGTCAGGCAATACCTGGTGCGCCGGGTCTGCCTAGACTTGGAGAAGCTGAAAGATCCCCAGTATGCCCGGCTGGTCAAGCGCTTCGCGGACTCGCCCCGCAACGGCCTGGTGATCGAGTTCTATGACGCCCAGCGGGCGGCCGAATCCATCCTGGACCGGGTCGACAAGGCGACGGCCACCAAAGGCAGCGTGGCCGTCGCCGGCGACGACGACCGCCCGCTCGACATTCGTTTGCAACGTGAGATCAAGGGATTGAGCGATGATCAGCTCGACGAGCTTATCCGCAATATCCAGACAGCAGAAGCTACTGCTCGCTCAGGCGATGCTGGAGCAGCGCCGGCGCCGGCAGAGGACCCAGAGCGGGCTGCCTGATGGGCAGCTCGACCTGCTGAGCTGGACCATGCTCTACCGGCGCATGCTGACGCCGGGGCGGCCGTTCGACCTTTCGGCGCACCCTTACCTGGCCGACATCTACGGCTGCGGTGCTCGCCGGGCGGTGATCTACAAGGCCAGCCAGATGGGCGCCAGCGAGTACGCGGTGAGCTACGTGCTGCACGCCGCCGACCAGAGGGGGGCCACCGTTCTCTACATCTTCCCGACGGACCGGCACGTGAGCGACTTCTCCTCCGCGCGCATCGGGCCGGCGATCGAGGCCTCGCCCTACCTGGCCGGCGTGGTGATCGAAGGCTCAGGGGCGGACGGCAAGCGCGGCGCCGACCGGGTCACGCTCAAGCGCATCGGCGATCGGTTCCTTTACCTGCGCGGCGCCCAGGTGGGCATCGACGGCTCGGCGCCGCAGCTGAAGAGTATCGACGCCGACCTGATCGTGCTGGACGAGGTGGACGAGATGGACGGCCGGGCGCCGGCCATCGCCCAGAAGCGCCTGGGGCACAGCAGCATCGGTGAGGAGCGCTGGATCTCGACGCCGACCTACCCCGGACAGGGGATCCACGCCGCCTGGCTCGAGTCAGACCAGCAGGAATGGCACGTGCGCTGCGATGGTTGCGGCGAGTGGCAGCCATTGACGATCAATCAGGTGGTGACCGAGTTCGACAAGCTCGGCCGGCCGGTGCACTGGTACGGGGAAACCGAATCCGCCCCCCGGGCGTGGGTGGCGTGCCGCAAGTGCAGGCGTGAGCTCGACCGCTGGTCATCCGGCCAGTGGGTGGCGACCTATCCGGGTCGGGCGACGGCCGGTTTCCATCTCACCAAGCTCTTCAGCCGCCAGGCCGACCTGCTCGAGATCGTGCGGGCGCTCCAGACGACGGACGAGACGAAGCGGCGGGAGACCTTTAACCAGGACCTGGGCGAGCCGTACAAGCCACGTGGCGCCGGGCTGGATGCGGCGCTCTTGGACGGGCTGCGGCGGGACTATGCTCACGCGCCGGTCAAGGGTGAGCGCACGGTGATGGGCGTGGACGTCGGCAAGCTGTTGAACGTAGTGATCCGCGGGCCGGCCGGCTCTGAGACAGGCGAGCGCCGGCAGCGCTGGGCCGGCGAGGTGGAGGACTTCGACGGCCTGAAGGAGCTGATCCGCCGCTACCACGTTGGCGTATGCGTGATCGATGCGCTGCCCGAGACGCGGGAGGCGCGCCGCTTCCAGGCGGCCGTTAACGCCGGGCGGCTTGGGCTGGTGTGGCTGGCCTACTACGTCTCCGGCGCCGAAGGCTCGAAGAAGGCCGAGCCGGCCGAGTGGAAGCAGGACGAGGGGACCGTCTCGATCGATCGCACCCGGCTGCTGGATGAGACGATGAGCCGCTTCCTGGACGGCACGAACACTCTCCCGGGGCATGCACGGTCGTTACGCGACTACTACGCCCACCTGACTGCGCTGGTGCGGGTGACCGAGACAGGGAGGGACGGCTCGACGACGGCGCGCTATGTGGAGACGGGTCCGGATCATTACGGGCATGCAGAGAACTATTGCACGGCGGCCGGCATGGCGCCGCGGCGGCCGATCGGCCTGCTGGCCCAGGCCTCGGCGCAAGGCTGGTAAGGCACAGGGCTGAGTTATGACTGGGGAAATCCCCAGTCGGTGGGGGCGAGAGATGGGCAAAGCTAGACGGGAGCGCAAGCTGGCGAAAAGGAGGCGGCGCCAGGCTGAGCGGGTCACTCTGAAGGCGCCGGCAAACGTCGCCCCCGAGTCATCGGCCGCCCAGGTGCCGCAAGCGGAAGCGGGGCGCGCCCTGGCCGATGCTTCGGCCACGAAGACGGCCGGCGCGACGCCCAACCGCGCCCTGGCCGGCGGGCGGATCACGCTCGACAACGAGCAGTCGCTGGCCGGCGGCGCGCTGAGCATGCTTACTCAGATCTCGGATGACGAGGCCTGGCGCAGTCTGGACCTGGATGGAGCGACGCTAGACCACATATCGCCGGCCGAGTTGCTGGAAAAGCTGGCGAACCTCTCGCCCGACGTGAGCCGGGCCCTCTGGGATTTCCTGCGCATGGTCAATCCTGGCTACGAGGCGACCGCGCTTAGGCCGGGCAGCGACGAGCATGACCAGAACGCCCAGGCGGCCCTGGACGCTTTCATCGCCCGGTTAAATGGGTTTAGCGGCGCCTTCGACGTGGTGCTCGGCCGGCTGAACATGGGCGCGTTCCTGCGCGGCGGCTATTTCGCCGAGGTGGTACTGGACGCCAAGGGGCGCGCGCCGGTCGACCTGGTGACGCCGGATCCCGGGTCGGCAAGCTGGCAGGTCAGGACGGACGGAGAGCGCGGCCAAGTGTGGCAACTGGGGCAGTACCAGAACGGCACCTGGGTGGTGCTGGATCGCCCGACGGTCGGTTACATCCCGATCGACCCATTCCCCGGCCGGCCGGCAGGGCGCCCGCTCGCCTCGCCGGCGCTGTTTGCCTCGCTCTTCCTGCTGGGCCTACTGCACGACCTGCGGCGGGTCGTGGCGCAGCAGGGCTATCCGCGCCTCGACATCTCGGTCGACTTCGACAAGCTTGCAGCTTCGATGCCGGAGGATGCGGTAGACGATCCTGACAAGTTCCGAGATTGGTCGAACGCTATCATCCAGGAAGTGAGGGCCGTCTACAGCAAGCTGCAGCCCGACGACGCCTACATCCATTCGAACATCATCACTGTGAATCGGCCGGTGGGGGCGGTCGATGCCTCGAGCCTGGATGGGATAGGCAACCTCATCACCGCGCTGGAGCGCATGGCGGTGCGCGCGCTGAAGACGATGCCGCTGCTCATGGGCATCAACGACGCGACCACCGAGACCAACGCCAACCGGCAGTGGGAGATCCACGTCGCCGGCATCAAGTCGCTACAGCATCTGTGCGAGACGCTGCTCGAGACGCTCTTCGGCCTGGCGCTGCAGGCGCAGGGCATTGCGGCCACGGTGCGGTTTCGTTTCGCCGAGCTGCGGGCGGCCGAGCTGCTACGGGACGCGCAGGTCGAGATGCTGAAGACACAGGTGGCGATGACCCAGTACAACGCCGGCTGGATCAGCCAGGATGCCGCGGCGCAGAAGGTGGTGGGCCACCCGGCCGACGTGCCCGAGCCGCGCGCGGTGCCGGGGCTGACCGCCGGCCTGGGTGGGCCCTCAGGGTTGGGGGCGGCGCAGGGTGCTCAGGCGGATCCGGGCAGCGGGCGCGCAGCGCCATCATTGCAGCGCATCGAGGTGGGCGGGATCGAGATCCTAGGCCAGCGCAAAGGCGACGATGGATGCCCTCATTGCCGCCCGCATGGGCGGCGCGATGAAGGGCAGGCCGGCGCCCGCTCCACCAAACTGATCCCCGAGGGGGCCGACGAGCCCCTGCCGGCCGTGCCGGAGGAGGTGACGATCAGCGAGGCGGATATCCGCAAGGCAGTCAACCGCTGGGATGAGCTGATGCCGGCCTACGCCGGGCTGCTCGAAGCAGCCGTGATCGGCGCCAGCAATTTCGAGGGCCAACAGGCGACTGCCCTGTCGGGGCAGCGCCAGTACGGCGACGCCTCGCCCTGGGTGTGGGATCCAAAGGGTGCAGGCGGTGGCCGGTACCGCAACACCGAGAGCGGGCAATGGGTCGGCGCCAAGGGGATGCTGGCGCTGCGCGACCAGTTCGTCGAGGCGCAGCGGACGGCGATGGTCACTGACGAGCTGGCGGATAGGCTAGCGGCCGGCGACGTGAACGTCCAGCAGTGGGTACAGGAGAGCCGGCAGATCATCAGGACGACGTTCATCGCCGAGTACGCGCTGGCGCACGGCGGCTGGCGCGACCTGACCAGCCACGACTGGGGCATCATCGGCCATCTGTGCCGTGACCAGTACGGCTTCTTGAACGACTTTGCGACGCAGATCGCCAACGGGGAGCTGAGTGCGGGCCAGATCAAGGCGCGCGCTTCGATGTACCTGGACGCCTCGGTGCAGGCGTTCGAGCGCGGGAACTCGGAGCGGTTGGGGATCCCCAAGCTTCCTGCCTACCCATCCGATGGGTCAAGCGAATGTAGGGCGAACTGCAAGTGTTCGTGGCACTTCGAGGAGACAGAAGACGCCTGGAACTGCACCTGGGTGCTCGATTCGGGCGCGGAGAACTGCGTGACCTGCCTGCAGCGATCGCAAGACTGGGCGCCGCTGGTGATGCCGCAGATAGGGCAGCGGGCGGCGCCGGTGGCGGGCATGACGGGCACTGCACAGCCGCAGCCAGCCGCCGATAACCAGTCGGTGATCGCCTTCGTCAAGCGGGCGCTGGATGCGCTCGATTGGGTCATGGCGCGGCCGGGCGACGGCGGGCAAGGCCAGGAGAGCCCGCTGGCCGGCGACGGCGGTGAGGGGGCAGCGTGACGCCGGATGCCGAGCGGATACGCCGGGGGCAGGAGGTCAAGCGGGTTCTCTCGGGCCTCCTGAGCGAGCTGGAGGGATTGCCGGGCGCGCCAGCGGAAACGTATGGCCAAGTGCAGGCGAACGCCGCTACCCACCAGCCGGAGCCGATCGCCGAGCCTGAGAGCCGGGGGCCGATGGGTCCACAGGGCCCGCGCGGTAGCCCCGGCCCGATGGGACCGAAGGGGCCGGAAGGGCCGGCCGGACCGCAAGGTGAGCCGGGTCCACAGGGCGACACCGGCGAGCCGGGACCGAAGGGACCAGAAGGGCCGCAGGGTATCCAGGGGAGACAGGGCCTCCAGGGTGAGCCCGGACCGCAGGGGGAACCTGGCCCGCAGGGGCCGAAGGGCGAGCGGGGCGAACCGGGCCCGCAGGGGCCGCCGGGTGCGACCAACCTGGATGCCGAGAAGCTCGACGGTCATCCGGCGTCTGACTTCCTGGACAAGGACACCTACGACCCGAACCGGGACGGCGTGGTGAAGGCCGCCGA